TTCCAGAACACGTTGTAACCGAAGCAGATCGCAAAGCTTCTAAGGGTCGTACGTACGCGTATTTCCTGAAGCCGCAAGACGTGTACGACTTCGAGTACGATGACGATGGTGAGCTTGAATGGATGGTCAATGTTGAGTTTTACCGCGAGTCGGGTTCTCCGCTTGAAAATTCTGGTGGCGTAAAGCAACGCTACCGTATCTGGACCAAAGAATATACGGCTGTCATAAGCGAAGATAAAACCTCTGGTGAAAAGATTTTCAGCCTGGACCAATCGAGTATCAAAGAAACAAACTTGGGCATTGTTCCGGTGTTTCCAGCCGATCACATTACAACCGACGATCTATATTCCGCTAACGCATTGATTGAAGACGTTGCGTACTTGGACCGTGCTGTTGCAAACTACCTGTCTAACCTCGACGTGATTATTCAGGACCAAACGTTCTCGCAGCTTGCTATCCCGTATCAGGGTTTGCTTCCCAGCGAAGCTATCGTGGATGGTGACGATGACGACGATGGTTACGCCGATCAGATGAACCACATTCAACAGATGGGTACGAAGCGTGTCTTCGCCTACAATGCTGAAGGTGGTGTCGCGCCTGAATTCATTTCGCCGGACGTTAAACAGGCTGATATCATCATGCGAGCGGTCTCTAAGATCGTCGGTGAGATTTATCACTCTATCGGTATGGCTGGCGAGCGTACAAAAGAAGACAACGCTGCTGGTATCGATAATAGCTCTGGTGTTGCGAAAGCATACGATTTTGAGCGTCTAAACGCTATGCTAGCTGCAAAAGCACGGTCGCTGCAAACTATTGAGCATAACATGATTCGTATCGTGAACGCTTGGTATGGTAAGAACGCTGAATTGCAAGATACAGAAAACTTCGTGACCTATCCGCAAACTTTCGACGTGCGTAACCTCGCTGATGAAATGGATAATGCACAGCGTCTATCTGTAATGAACGCACCGAAGTCTATTCGCAAACAACAGATGAAACGTCTCGGCGAGAAGATGTTCCCGCAGGCTGAAGAAAAAGAAATCAAGGATATTCACAAGGATATCGAAGACGAATGGTTGGAGATTGATGAAGATCAGTTCGGTCCACCACCTACTATGGACTCGACGAAAGATAAGCCTGTTCCTGGCAAGAAGAATACTCAAGGTGAGAACCGCAAAGAGGGCGATAAAGAGGAATAGGGTTGCCAAGGCGCCATTTGTGTTGTATATTGCCCTGAAATGGTAATACAAATCAAGACAAGGTGTTTTTATGACTGACGAAGAAAAGAAAGCTGCCGCTGAAGCTGCCGCTGCCGAAAAAGCCGCTGCTGAAAAAGAAGCCGCTGAGAAAGCCGCAGCTAAAGAAGCCGCTGAAAAAGAAGCAGCCGACAAAGCTGCTGAGAAGGAAGCTGCTGAAAAAGAAGCCGCTGAGAAAGCCGCTAAAGAAAAAGCTGAAGCTGACAAGAACAAGTCTGAAGAGCAGAAGAAGCTGGAAGCTCTTCAAGCCGAGCTTGATGCTGAAAAAGCCAAGTTGAAAGAATTCGAAGGTATCGACCCTGAAAAGGCGAAAGCTGATGCGAAGAAATTGGCTGATGCTGAAAAAGCAGCGAAAGATGCCGAGAAGGCTAAGGCAAAAGCCGAAGGTGACTTCGCCAAGCTAGCCGAAATTCAGCAAGCCGAGCGCGAAGCTGAAATGAAAACCCTCACCGATGAACGCGACGCTGCTCAAGCGAAGGCTGACAAAGCTCAAGCTGCTGCCGACGCCGCTGCTATCTCTGTTGCATTTTCCAACTCGCAGTTTCTTTCTGAAGAAACTATTCTGACACCCGCGAAAGCTGAAAAGCTATATTCCGATCTTGTCGAATTCGAAGAAGGCAACATTGTTGTATATGATTCGCCGGCAGGTGTTGATGGTCGCGCTCGCGTGATGGACTCGCAGGGCAAGTCACTTTCGTTCAACGACGCAATATCGAAAGTGGTCAACGCAGACCCCGATAAAGACACATTGCTGAAAACAAAAGCGAAACCAGGCGGCGATACGAAGACTGAAAAGGGTAAAGCTGAACAGGCTGCATCCGACCGTCACAGTCGTTTAGCCGAGGGTATTAAGAACCTTCGCAACAGTTAATTGCAAAAAAGTTTAGGATAGGCGTTGCCATGTCCTAAACTTTTTGCTATTATGTGCCAACGAAACATTTTTTGAAGATATTTTTTAGGAGTTACCGATCATGGCATTGCTACGTGCTGAAGCTGAAAAGCTTTCCAACAACGTTCTCGAACAGGGCGTCATTGAAGAAATTATCGACCGTGATGCGATGTTCGCGCTCATGCCGTTTAAGAAAATCGTTGGTAAGGCTTATGTCTATAACCGCGAGAAAACGCTTTCCGAAGCTGAATTATTGGACCCATATGATGACATTCCAGAAGGCGCTGCCGACTTCGACGAAATCGTTGCCAAGCTGCACATCCTTGCTGGTGACGTAGATATCGACAACTTCCTCGACGAAACGATGGATGACACCAACGACCAGACTGCAATTCAGATTGCAGCCAAAGCAAAAGGTATGCGCCGGAAGTTCCAACGCACCCTCGCAATCGGCGACTCTGGTGTGTCTGCGAAAGAATTCGACGGTCTCGCAACTCTTTGTGACGCTGGTCAGGTTCTAAACGCTGGTACTGATGGTGAAGCTCTGACTTTCGAACGTATCGATACGCTGATGCGCATGGTTCCAATGGGCGCCGATGCTTTGATTATGCGTGGCGGTACTCACGACGCTGTTCTTGCTGCACAACGTGCACTTGGTGGTACGATGCCTGAGCATATCACTTTGCCGAACCACTCGAACATCACCGTTCCTGCTTATCGCGGCATTCCAATCCTGATTAACGACTTCCTTCCTGGCGATGAAGACCTGGGTTCTGCGACCGACACTTGTTCGATCTATGCAGTCCGGTTCAACGAAGCGGACGGCCTTCACGGCATGTTCGGCGGCCCATCTGCTGGTATTCGGGTACAGGCTCTCGGCCCACTCGAAAAGAAAGACGCTGATCGTTACCGTCTGAAGTGGTACTGCGGTACTGCTCTGAAGTCCACCAAGTCTCTGGCTCGGTTGGCAGGTATCACCAACATCTAAGTGTTGGTCGATCACTAACGAAATCCCGAAGGGGCAGGGCTCGGCTCTGTCCCTTCTTTTTTATCAGGAGTATATTATGAAAGTACGTATCGTATCTAAAGGCTGGGAGACATTCACTGGTCAAATGGGTCCAGGCGCCATCTTCAAAGACGGTGTATCTGTAGAAGACCTTCACCCTCGGATTATTGCTCGAATCGGCTCTTCGGTTATGATTCAAGACGCTGAGACCGGCGAGCAAGTTGGTCCAGCGGTTATTGCGCGGTTGATGCACGATAAACCAATCGCACCCGCTGTAGTTGCTATCAAACGTGAAGACGTTGAAGCCGCTGCTGAAGTCGAAAAAGAAAAGCTGATCGAAGCTGAGAAGGAAGACGCGAAAAAAGCCGCTGAAGCTCTCGAAGCCGCGAAAGAGAAAAAAGTAGACGAGGAAGCTGATATCGTCTATACCCGCGAAGAGTTGGAAGCAATCGCTGCTAACGATGGTATCGCAGGTCTGCGTGAAATCGGTGAAGTACACGGCGTCAAAGGTCGTGCTATCGCCGAAATGATCGATGAAATCATCGAAGCACAAAACAAGAAGTTGGCTGAATAATGACGACCAATGTATCTGCTGGTACTGATGCCAGTCTGACAATCGCTACCGTAGACGACGCTGGGGCTGCAATCCCTGGCGTGTCTGCCACCTGGGCTCTATATGACCAAGCGGGCGAAGAAGTTACGACTGGTTCGGTGAGTGGGTACGGTACTAACGAGTCTTCCGTTTCAATCGAGATTGATAAGCAGTTTATCACTATCGAAGAGAATACCGAAGGTCGTGAGGTTGTCGTTTTCATTACACAGGATGATAGCGACATTGTTGAGGTTCGGGATTATTTCTTGATCGTTAACAACAATCCGCTCGAAATTATGGGCAATTCGTGCATGAGTTACGCGGAAGCTCTAGCGATGCGCACCGAATTCGGCTCTCTTGATGGTTGGGATGCAAACGTCGATGTTGATGTACGTGCAGCCGCTATGAGGCAAGCCTTCGCTCACCTGAGTCGTATTCGCTTCAAGGTTCCTGGCGTATCACGTTTCAATCACGTGCATACAGACGAGCTATACACCAAAAGCTATTTTCACCTTCAGCGTGCTACGGTCGCTGATTGGAACGATTCGAACAAAGACTTCCGTCGCTGCATGAAACGTGCACAGATGCAAGAAGCCAATAACCTTCTCGGTGGTGACCCTATCGGCAAGAAACGTGCTGAAGGCATTATCTCCGAGACCATTGGTGAAAGCTCTATGTTCTTTCGTTCAACCCCGTACCTTAATCTCCCAATCAGTCGGCAGGCGTATGACGAAGTTAAGGGCTACATTACTTTAAGAGTGGATATTGCAAGAGCATGATTTTCAAGATCACAGAATTAGCCGAACAGTCGGTTAGTAGGTACGGTCGCTTTTTGAATGTTCTCAGGTCTCAGTTTGAAGTAACTATCCGCGTTCTCAATGACGAAATATCCTTCGACCAACGTCGCCAAGAAGCACTATCGGTGTCTCGTGGTGAATTTCAACGCTTTCAGAATACCGAACACGCTGAATTGAATGATGACAGCGCTGATATAGCTCGCTTAGCGTACTCAGACGCTATGTCAGACGCAAACCAGACACCAGACGTGATACCAGACCACTTTGCTGATTTTATCTTTCAAGCAGCGTTCTACACGGTTTCTATCATTGATGCGCAAGCGCGTCGTGATACCTTTGCAATGATGCAGGGTTTGCAAGAAACATATCAACGCGTCGATCTATACCAACGCGTAGGTAATCGCAGTCGTATCTCTGCCGTCGCCGCCGTCATTCAAGAGAACGATATCAACCCGAAGTTTCAATTCGTCGATAGAATTGGTCGGCGATATAAGTCGAGTAAGCATATTCGTTCCACGTATCGATCACACCTGCTAAACGTGTACAACGAAGTTTATATGGCAACAGCAGCCGAATTGGGGTATAGTACGCTTTTCATCGACCACCCGAACGTTGACTATAAGTGGCACGGTGCTGAAATATCTATATCGCCTGACGTGACCAATGTACCGAGTTATCAGGATATCAAAGATGAAGTGTTTCACCCGTCATCGCAAGCTCAGCTAAAGATAGCTATGGAGTAACAGTATGTTTAGACCAAATACGCATGGTTTCCTGTACAGGAAAGAAGCGCAAAGGAACAAATTTGGCAAAGAGACATTCGTTGCACCAAGTCGCATCCCTTTGGCGGTCGTTCGAGCCAACCGCGACGTTGAAAGTACATCGGTGCGTGCTGATAGCTCTTCGAGCCGTGGCGCCGCCGAGCAAAAAGAAGCAACGATTATGCTGTTGCTGCCGAAAACAATCAAGACGGTCGAGGGTGATGTTATTCGCTTCTTAGATCGGTTCATGGAGATTACTGGTATTCACCCGCGTATCGACGTGTGTGGTCAATTAGACCACTATGAATTGACTGGTGATATCCGTGACGAGTTGAACGTCGATGGCTAGATTATATTTCAAAGGTGATTCTGCCGGCAGACTTGCCGGCACATTCAATCGCGAGGGTAAATTGGTAGGTAAGAGGGCTCTGCGCAATATGCGTCGCGTCTCGAAGCTTGTTATGGAGCAATCGAAGAAGAATGCGCCTGTTGATTGGAAGGGGCGCAACAAGACAGACCCACCTGGGCATGAATTGGAGCGCTCACACAAGGTTGAAGAGCAATACGCCGATGATCGGCGATTAACTGCAACTGTCGTAGTTGGCGCTATTGTCGGTGGTGTGAATGTTGATGCTTACGCACAATGGTTGCATGATGACTTTTCGTGGTCGTTGGGTCCAGCTTCACGCGATAAGGCTGGTAGAGGTAATGATGTTGGTCCGCTGTTTCTCGAACGTGCGCTAACAAAGTATGAAGATGAATTCGACGATATGTTGGATGAAGCGTTAGGAGAATTGTTGCGATGAAACATTTAGATTATGTAGCGGCGCTACTCGAAACCGAAGGTAAAGGCACGTTAGGTACTGACATTTTCATCGGTACTCTGCCGGCTGACGTAAATCGGGGTATTATGCTTAAAGACCCTCTTTTGGGTCACGCGGTCAATGAAGAGTTGCCCGACTGGTATCAAACCAATTTTCAGATAATCATTCGCGACCCTGACGAACAAGTGGGCTCTGAAAGGGCAGAAGCGATCTTCGAAATTCTATTTCAAAACCACGTCGAGACCACTGATCTTACGGTGGTTAAGATGTTTCCGCGTACGAAACCAATCATGTACCCACGTAATGATGCCGACGAAGTTGAGTTTTCAATGCTTGTACGCATTCATTTCGGAGAAAAATAGACAAAGGGTATGGATATCGTCGAATGATTGTGGTATCATGCCTGATAACGAATTTTTTCTATTAGGAGTCTATCATGTCGTACGACAATCTCGAACTCGGTCCATGCACCGTATCTTTCAAAGGCACTGACCTTGGTCTGACCAAGGGTGGCGTCGAAGTTGAATTTGCAACTGAAATTTCTGACATTACCGCTGACCAGTTTGGTGATACTGTATTGAACCAGTACATCAAGGGTCGTTCGGTCATGGTTAAGGTTCCTCTTGCTGAAAACGATCTGGACAAATTCGCTGCTGCATTTCCTGGTCCAGACAAGAAACTTGTCATCAATTCTGCTGTTGGTACTTCCCTTCGCGCACTAGCTGGACCTCTGGTTCTGCACCCTAAAGAGCGTGATGTTGCCGATAAGAGCCGCGACGTTGTTGTTGGTCTCGCAATGGCAAAAGGCGATATGTCTTTCGCGTTCAAGCACGACGACCAGCGCGTCTTCGCACTTGAATTCCAAGGCTACGTTGATCTGGACACTGACGAGCTTCTGACCTTTGGTGACCCAACTGTTGTTGCTCCTTAACCCTAATTGACATACGCGGGGGTTTGGGATATAACCCTCGCGTATTCATAATTAGGAATTCATTATATGTCTGAAGAAAACGGTCCTCGCTATCTGAATCTGGATGATCTGGAAACGGAAAGCGATATCACGATTAAGCATGATGGCAAAGAGCATAGAATGGCTACTTTGACTGTCGATAAATTCATCGAACAACAAAAGCGGGCTTCTGAGCTTGAAGCTGAATCGGAAAGAGCAAAAGCCGAGGGTAAAGAAGTTGATGACGATGATATGGCGAAGGTAGTAACCTTGCTTAAAACGTCTGTCAGCGAATACTTCCCAACCATTCCGGTCAATGAGCTTCCCGTTGCGAAGCTATTCGCGATCTTCGGGTTTCTGAATGAAGTCTCCGCAAAGATTAACGACGATGCCTCTCAAGGCGCCGAAGGTGTCGAAAGCACTGACGGTGAAGCGTCGGGAAACGTGGAACGGGAAGACGATTAAAGACTATCGACTTCCCATATTTCGTCGCTCGCATCTGTCGTGAATACGGTATGAAATGGAATGATGTTCTATCAATGCCGGTAAAAATGTTCTGGTCATTCCAGAAGCAGATTGACAGGCTAAAAGCGGACGACGAGTTACGATTATTTCAATCCCTGTCCATGTCCAATAGTCAAGATGCTGATGGTGTTAGAGCATACATAAGCAGTTTGAAAGAACGTATTGGTAATCCAGCGCACGCTGAAGCGATCTTCGATGAAGAGAAGTTCCAGCAATTAGCCGCTCAGTTTGGACAGGAAGTAGACAAGGAAGATGGCTAGTCGTAGACTAACAGTTGTACTCGACCTCGACTCCGGTCGTTACTCTGGTCGCATGCGCGGCGCTGCTAATGTAACTAAGACGTTGCAAGGGCGCGTAGACCGTACTTCCAAATCGATGAGAGGGATGGGCAATAGTTTTGACCGTGCTGGTCGGCAAATGTCCACCCCTCTCCAAAAACTCCGTGATTATGTTCTGGTACTTGGTAACGTTCGTCTAGCTTTGCTAAACGTGCGTGACATTGCCGTAGGTTGGGTCGGCGCTCTGGTAAAGCAGTCTGCCGAGGTTCAACGTTTGACCGTTCTGATGAAGGGTCTTTCCGCTGCAACTACCGAATTTGGCCGTAACGAAGAAGCTCGTAACAACTTGAACGAATTGTTCAAAATGTCGCGTGGTTCTGGTATCGCGGTTCAATCACTATCCGACTCCTTCGTTAAAATGAAATCTGCTGGTCTCGACCCTACCGATGGTTCGCTGCGCTCTCTCGTAGACGCAGTGTCCGCGTTTGGTGGTACGTCTGATACCTTCCACCGTGCCTCTATCGCTATTCAACAAATGGCTGGTAAGGGCGTTATCTCTATGGAAGAATTGCGTCAGCAGTTGGGTGAAGCTGTTCCGACCGCTATGTTCGACATGGCTCGCGCAATGAACGTATCTGTCGGCGAGTTGGTAAAAGCTGTTTCCGA